TGTGAGACCTCTGCGGGAAAGTGAGCTATCCAGGCAAGGCCTGGATTCCTTGGTTTTTCTCCCCACATGGCCGTACGAGTACGGCACATGTTCAGTCAACGTTTAGTAGACTGAGCCCATCCCGAGTTTGATGTCAACGACTCGGGGGCGTCCAGAACGTCGTAAGTGATCCGATGAGGTTGGCACCACATCGGCTGTCCTCTGTTCCAACGAGGACAAACACTTACGCAAGGCAGGCCAATCGTTGATCTCATTGACAGGGATCACCGGTCGGATTAACCATCCCTTAACCTTAGGGATAGAATGTCTCACTGACGACCCAGAATTGCTGATAGGGCCAAAAGTGAGCCTGCCAAGAACAGGAGACGTTGCTTCCACAACCGGAAATACACCAAGTATTCGGTGCATTCGACGGTCAAGAAGATCGACCGTAGACTCAAGACCAGCGATAAAGAACTGGTTCCTGAGTGATACAGTCGAAATGATCTCCTGAACGTTCTTCCGTGATGAGGGAATAAAACGACGCACACGGACAATTGAGACGTCCGTGCCGTCATAATATTCCTTCCCGCAAGACTCTCTGAATTTGCCTTTCCAGAAAGACTTGTTGGCGTTGACCTTCATTCCGAAGGAATGAAGAGAATGCATCACGGAGCGCACATGATCAACGGGGACGATAATATCGTCTCCGAAGATACGCACCCGCCCGACGTATGATTCAACATCACGTCGGGTCAACGGGCGTCCTAAGTCCTGCTCAATTCCAACGAACACTGCCGTCAGGAAGACGGCAGCTTCCATTGGAAAACACAGGGCTGAACCCATAGACGCAAACTTAGCGAGGAATACAACATCCCCGCTAGGCATGAGTGCTCGTCTACTTCTGCAAGCCATGACAGCGTCATGAAGATGACGATGATTGGCCAGTAGTTTCGAAACGAGCTCTATGGAGACTCTATCGGATGCTTCACTCAGATCGAGTGTTGCAAGGTCCCCTTTCGAGGAACCTCGATGAGCCATACGCTGGTTAGGCGTCTGGTCATCAAGACCGATAAAGCGATTCGGCAACTGGTCCCGGATCGCTTCTCGAAAACTGCGAAGAATTGCCTGCTGTGCGTATTGCATAGCAGTTGGTTCAATCGCAATAATGCGTGGAGTCTTCATCGTTTTAGGCACTGAGACAACCCGAACGGGTATCTCAGCGTCAGGTTCGAGGAAGTCGACCTCTTCCAATTGCTCCCAAAAGGACCAATTGGGCAGAACCATCTCCCCGTAAGGGAAGTATGGTTCAAGGCGACACGGCCATGTTACTTGGCGGAATTTCTGATTCCCATAAAGAGAATCAGCAGTTGCGCCTGGTCCGTGCTTCGGTATCAACCTTCCGTAATAGACATCACTGTCTATCTTAGAGAAGGTTGATGCGAACAGGAGAGAAGCTATCCGCCCGAACCCAGTTAGGTCCGAGCTAAATAGATTCTCTCTGACTTCCTGCTCACACTGAACGAATTCAGAAAAAGCCTTCCTTACACGGGAAGGCTCACACTCAGCAAGTATCTTGCCAAAGATCAAAGTCAATTGTCTTATGGCTTGAATCGCTGAGTGATCTGGATTGTCCAGTAGGACGCCAGTCCTACGGTCGAACACGAGACAAGAGAAACCTCTCAAGAATGAGGGGAGACTCCCGTTTTTCCTAAAAGATAGAAAAACGGTGTTGTCCACATAACCTCGCTCCAGACTTAGTTCAAAGTCTTTTGCGAAGTTAGGGAGGGTTATCGTGAGAAACGATAATCCTTCATTGTCCGACCGATCCTTGACATATTTCATGTCATGGTGGGCGCTAGTGCAACATCTCGTCGCAAGATCGTTCGCGACGGAATTCCAGAGCGCAATTAGGCTTTTCACGTAACCTCCTGATAGAGGAAAAACGTCCTAAGCCGAAGTTGCACTTCCTAACCAGGGTCTCACCCTGAGGAAATGAAGAAGCCTTGGCTAGCTCTCGCCGCCAAGAACCTTCTTCATCAGGGCGTCTGTTGAAGCACTCCACGTGCCTTTAAGGCCGTTGAAGAGCAACAGCTGGTCCGTAGCAGAGAACTGCCCAGCCGACGGAACGTCGAACACCACGTACGCAGACATGCTGCGCGGTGCCGTCGTTCCGGAGACAAGGGTAGAACCTGCGTTGTCGCTGTAATCACAGCGAAGGACCCTCCGAGTCCGCCTCCCGTATTGATGGGAAGCAGTGACCCGGAGGAGACTCCCGGCATTCACGGAGAGAGGTCCGGCCTGGTACACCGAAGTCGCCCCCTGCTGAGAAACGCGGGGGAGAGACACGGCGCCAGCGTCGAACGACGCTCCGGGAGTGAGGGATAGTGGGTCAGTGAACATCGACGCGCTCCTTATGCGTTGGTGGGCAGTGAACCTACCGCACGACTCTGGTTATTCCCAAAGCCGCAACGATGGCCTTTTGGACGGTCGAGAGTCCGTCCCAGCTAAGGCCAAAACCGAAGGGGTTCGCCTGGACTCTTTTCTGTACTGTAGTACGTACAGTAATAGGAGCCACAGTCGGGTATACAGTCCCTCGAAAGAGACTGTTTGCTGGCGGTGCGAGCACCGCCCCCGCCCGGTACGTGTCTGTGACGGTAGTTTTCTCCATCACATATCCGTACTGGAGAACCGTGCCGTAGGCTATCAACGAAGTAAGGTTCTTGACGTAAGAACCCGCATTCGAGAACCAGTCTACGGCCCAGCTCCATGGTGTGAGTTGCCAAAGCGTATTCAGATCTGGCTGAGCTCCAAGGAACTTAGCCATAAGCAATCTCCTAGCATCCCTGTTGCCGGTCTCGTACCAGCTCGGGAGGTGATAGGTGAAAGCTCCGCTGAACCAGATTTCTCGTTCAACGGTCCTATTACGCCAGGTCTCATAACATGGCAACCCATTCAGATTCTCATGAATGGTATTTGTCGACCGGTTAGGATTCGGGGCGAACCCCTGACCTACCGGCGAATAGATACCAGACAAGAGAGTGTCTGTCTGAGTTGTTTCCTTGGGAAACACGAAGCGTCTGCGTACAACCCGACCAGAATCACGTATGAACTGGTCGACCATACGATCAACTTTATCAACACCAGTAAGAAAGGTCTTGATATCGCTGATAGTTGGTGAAACGCCGAAGACGTAGTTGAGAAACTCACCTCCGCCAGCGGCCACAGTCTCCAAAGCTCGGAGACGTGCTTTCCAAAGACCGATCCCAGGAACTGCGGGAACGTCTTGGAGAAGTTCACCAATCGCAGATGCTGCGTTTGCAACCTGGTTACCCGGAGAGGTAGCCGCCACAGCGATAGTTCCCTTGGTCACAAGTGCAGCTCTCGATGAAGAGAGATCCACTTCGACGGGGAACATTTGCAATGGTCCGGTACCTCCACTCCAAATGATCGGAGTGGGTAACGAGGAACCTCGAGTACTTGAAAACGCGTTCGCGATCATGAACTCACCAGTCTCCCTTCGGAGACGGTCAGTTCCGTTCGGATCGTGTTTAAAGTACAAGACAGAATGTGGAAACTTTGGAGTAACCACTTCTGTCTTCTTGGAGTAAAACTCCGAGCCGAAGTCCTGAAGGTCTCTTCCTTTTGGAGGAGGCCAACGGTTGCCATCCGATTCAGTAACCTGAATCCCATCAGTAGAGGCACGGAGCCGGGATTGAGAAATCCACGGACCGCTTTGCACATCCGCCCCCGTATAGGTGGCGTAGTCACGATAAATCGTGAATTGTGGACCAAAAGTCGGACGACTTTTGGTCTTGCCTCTACTAATGAACAAGGATAGCTCCTTCGATTAGACGAAGAAGAACAAACAACAATATTTCTATTGTTGTGTGTTCTACGGTGGTGCACTGCGCGCCGTCTCCTCCTC